ATGGCCGCAACGAAAAGACGCCGCACCAAGGGCGCGGGAGGAGTGTTCAGGGACAAGGCCGGCAAATGGCATTTCCGCACCGAGATCACGGCCGACCCCGGCACCGGGCACCGCCGCATCATCGAGACCACGGGACTGGTCAAATCCGACGCCCGCCAACGCCACGAGAACAAGCTCAGGGAATACGAGCGCACGGGCATCATCCATTCCAATCAGTCGCCCTACCTGCGCGACTACATCATCCGATGGTGCGGGCAGCGCCGCCGCGACCTGAAACCCAACACCTGGTACAACCTCGACAAGCGGTGCAACATCATTGCCGACACCATTGGGGGAGTGCGGCTCGCCGAGCTCACGCCCGCACACGTGCGCCTCATGATGGACAGGCTCGGCCGAACCCGCGCGCCGCGCACCGTGCGAGAATACCACGGGATACTCAAACAGGCGCTCGACGACGCCGAACTCGAGGAGCTCATCGACCGCAACCCCTGCCGCAGGGTCAAACCGCCACGCTACGAGGAGACCCCGCAGAGGATACTCGACGAATCACAGCCCAAGGAACTGATCGCAGCGGCCGTCAAGGCACCCATGGCCGGAGGCAGGCGAGGCCCGCACGACTCCCCGGAGGACACCGAGATGTGGGCCATCCTGTTCGAACTCGCGTTCGCCACAGGCATGAGGGAAGGCGAACGATACGCGCTCATGCCCTACGAGCTCGAAATACGCGACGGCATACCCGGCATCTTCGTCCAACAGCAGCTCCAGGACTACGTCGGCGGCGCCGACGCGGTGATACCCAAATGGCACAACGCCGTCCACGTGGTCGGCGGACTCTGGCTCGTACCACCCAAATCCAAGAAAGGCGTACGCTTCGTGCCCATCACATGGAACCTGTGGAACCGGCTATGGAACCGCATCATCATGTTCGGCATGCACCCCCACCAGTTCATCTTCAACAACCTCCTCGGCCGACCCATACGACAGGAACAGGAAAACCGACGCTGGAGAAACGCCCTCCAAGCAGCCGGCCTCCCATACGTCAAAATCCACTCCGCCCGCCACTGGACAGCCACCAGAGTCGCCGAATCAGGAGCCAGCGAAGACGAACGCATGGCCGTACTCGGCCACACCGACATCCAAATGACCGCCCGATACACCCACTGGGGCACCAAGGCGCTCGCCGATATGATGCGCGAAGCCATACCCAGCCTCACGGATGACAGCGCGGACGTGTCATAAAATGCCGTGTTCAACACCCGCAGTGCCGCGCTCGTATCATTTTGCGACACGCGCGGGCAATCCAAAAATGGGACGAACTTATGCACATTCCGATAAAAAATGTGCACAAGTTCATCTATCGCGTGTAGATTGGACATACTGTGCGCGACGGGATGGCAAGGGAAGATCGTCGTGTGCCGTGAATAGGAGCAATCATCATGACGAGAACCGTAATGGATGTTGACGAGCAGACATTGCTTGAGCAATACAAAAAAATAGTGGTCGTGCCAGTAATCCCAGATCGAGACAAGGTCGACCCGGCTCTATTTAGGCGGCCCTCTCTGTATGGTGAGCCGCAGAAAGTGATTACCAGAACCTATGTGGGAGTCTGAGCATGCCTTCATGGGATGAGATTATTAATCAGGTCGAGTCTGCACCGAACGGCGTTATCGATATCACGCGTAAGGAGTACATCTCCAAGCTGGCCGAAATACGGGGCAGGAACGTCATATGCTATTACTCCGGCTGGCTGCAGGATTCCCAAGGGGTTCAGGAAACAAGTCTGTTGGATACTGACATGACGGGTTTCATGACCAATGTCCATGAACTGGATCGGTCTAAGGGGCTGGACTTGATTCTCCACACCCCAGGAGGCGATCTTGCTGCCGCGGAAAAGCTGGTGGATTATCTGCGGGACTGCTTCGACGGGGACATCGAGGCGTTCGTGCCTCACATGGCCATGTCAGCGGGAACCATGATCGCCTGCGCATGCAAGAAGATTTACATGGGGAGACAATCGTCGATTGGTCCCACCGACCCGCAATTCAATGGTATACCAGCCGGCGGCGTTCTGGAAGAATTCGCACAGGCGGTAGCAGAGACAACCTCCAATCCCTCGTCCGTGCCCATGTGGGCGCAGATAATAAGCAAGTATCCTCCCACCTTTCTCGGCGACTGCAAGAAAGCAGTCGAAGCCTCACAAAAGATGGTCAGAACCTGGCTGGAAACAGGCATGTTCAAAGACGATGAAGATGCAGAGGACAAAGCACGAAACATTGCGGAATGGCTTGGTACCCACGCGAATTCCGCAATGCATAATCGTCATATCTCAGCCAAAGACGCAAAAGCGCACGGCCTGAAAATAGTGGATCTGGAAGACGACAACGTACTGCAAGACTGCGTACTCACTATCCATCACGCCTACATGGCAAGCTTCGAACGCAGCCAAGCAAAAAAGATGATCGAGAACAGCAACCAAAAATCATGGGTACGCATTGTCAGATGAACACGGACTCCTTTACCTAAGCTCTGACAACCAAACCGCCCCGGCGCTCGCAAAGAGCGATCGGGACGGTTTGGTGTATGTGACGGTAGAATCGTTGGTGGGAGCAAGGAGGTTTAGCCATGGGATTTAGGATGCGGAAGTCCATTAGCCTGGGCAAGGGTGTCAGGGTCAATGTGTCGAAGCGTGGCCTGTCCACGTCGGTGAAGATCGGGAACACCACTTTGAACACGAGGGGCAAAGCGACCACCCGTCTCGCGCCAGGTGTCAGCTATGAGACGAGTCTTACCGGCGGAAGGAAAAGAAAGACTGCGAAAGCATCCGGAACTAAGAACCGAACTGCAAGTACGAGTCGCGTCAACCGAAAAGACGAGAAGAAGAGAAACGCGAGAGACAGGGCCGCGTTTCGCGAAGAACGAATGGCGGAAGCCGGACGATTCGACGGACGCAGCCAATCCAGCGATCTGCCCGAAATCAGCCCCGACATCGTAAACGAACCCACTCCATACCTCGACAACAAGATGGGATGCGGCACAGCCCTCCTATACCTACTCGCCATCCCAGCACTACTCGGAGCCATGCTGTTCCTCTACCTCGCATGGTACGGATACTCCCGCCTGGCAATCCACCCCGAAAACATGCGTGGCAGCACAATCGCGCTAGTCATAGGAACGATTTGCGCGCTCATCGTCATAGCCGCAATCATCTCCTTCTGCAAATCCCTAAGCGGCAAAAAGAAGGATTAGCCACACGATACAAAACTGCTCCGGCGCACACAGAGAGGTCGGAGCGATTCATATTATTTTTTTCGTCACGCCACGATGCGGTCGCGCAGCAGGTTCCTGTAGTCCTCTATGATTTGGAGGGTGAGTTGAGCTCGGCGGCCATCTGGTGGGACTCACCGTCATACATGCGTTCGGCCAGCGCGTATCCGGCGGGGTTGATGAGCAGCATTGCGGTCTCGCGTCTGCATCGGCGCTCGATCTTACTGCCCGCGCATCCGTCCGAGGTGTCGTCACCATGCCGCCAATGGACGAGTTCGTGCACTAGGGCGCAGCGCTTGCGCACATAGGTTATGCGCCGGTCGATGAGCGCCGTGTTCGTGGCCAGGCAGTAAATTCCATCGAGCTTGCCGGGCAGCAGGGCACTGGACACTTGCAGATCGGGTGCGACCTTGTACAACGCCATGCGCATCTGCCCGTAGTTCATACGCGGTGACACCGGAAGGAGGGGTTCTTTCCGCCATCCGTAGTTCATTCGTCCCCTCCTCCGGTTATTCCGGCAAGCAGTCTCGCACGGATTTCATCAGTGAGCGAGTAGAAGGCCGGGCGGGTGCCTTTGTGCGACACCGCCTCAGTCTCCTCCAGAGAGCCGAGGCCTTGCGTGATTTTCTTTCTTCCCAGTCCCAGTCCTTCGCCCAGCTGTCTGCGGGTCACCCTATGCGGGGATTCCCCGAACAGTTCCTCCTGCACGAGCACCGCGATTATGTTGGCTTCGACGTCGTCCCACTGCCGTTCCTCTTTCAGGCTTTCGAGCCGGTTCACGGCGTGAAGAAGCATGTAGCCTTTCTCAGACAAGTCATCGATGAGTTTTTTCTGTGCGTCCGCGACGAATTTCATCATCCGGTATACGAATATGCTTCCGTCGCGCCGATTCAATGGATGTTGCGCGTCTTCGAAGGCCTTGTAGTAGCGGTCTTTGCCGTCGTAGATCACGGGGCTGAGGCTGATGGCGGTCGGCGCGCTCAGATGCTGTCTGAGCTGCAGCGCGAACAGGAATCGTCCCGTGCGCCCGTTGCCGTCGTAGAACGGGTGGATGTATTCGAACGCGAAATGGCACATCGCCGCGCGGATCAGCGGGGGCACGTCCCGGTTGCGGGAAAGAGCAATCCATTGCGTGAGCAGGACCTTGATTTCCGATTCAGGGGTGATGCCGGTGTGGATCCTTTTGCCGGTGGATGGGTTGTCGATGTAGACGGGTCCGTTGCGGAACAGTTCGCCGTCCGGCTTGTCCTTCTCGGCGAGTTCGCCTGACATGACTTTGTCGTAGATGGCTCGGATCTCGTTGAGTGTTTCGGGCATGGGTTCGGGCTGTTCGCCGCTGAGTGTGAGGAAGAGTTTCGCGAATTCGCTGAAGCGCTTGTGCGGCCCGTCGTTGAGCGCGGCTTCGAGGGCGTCGCTGATTTCCCTGCGTGTGGAGCGGACGCCTTCGATGTCGTTGGTGCTTTGCATTTCCGTGCCGATGAGGTCGTGCAGGTAGGCGCGGCGTGCGATTGGGGGCAGCGCGTTCCATAGTTCGGCGACTTTGTTTTCCTGGTCGCGTATGCTGTCGGTGATCGTGGCGAGTTCGCGGAAGTTGACGACGAAGAGTTCGCTGCCGCGTAGCGTGATGCCGGATCGGAACGTGCTCCATCCGTTGAGTCGTTGCCGGTATTCGCGTTCGGCTACGGTCTCCGGTGTTTCCGTGGACCGGCTCATGTGCACGGTTTGCCGGATGCTTTTGTAGTCCATCGTATTGTTCCAATCGCTTCATAAGAGCGTTTATATAAACGAAAACCATACTCCTAATGTTCCAAAACGCCGAAATGGAACATTAGAGGCGTGAAACATCACGCCGGATCGTCTCCATCACCGTCGAACTTATGCTCATCCTCAAGTGCGACGATGTCCATGTCACCACGATGGAGTTTCTTGAGCGTTTCGTCTATTCGCGCCTGTTCATCGTCAACAAAGCGCTCGCCAGCGGGTTTCTTTGTTGTTGCGGTTTGTTGTTCGAGTTCTATGCGTCTTGCCTCGGTGATGATCTCGCGCAGGGTTTGCACCGGATCGGCACCGCAAGCGTCGCAAATGGCCAAATATTCCGACATCCTGACCGGGGCCTTGAGGCCTAGCCGTATATCGCGAATGCGGTTGTAGCTCACAATGTCCCCTATTTTGGAGGCCATTGTGCGGTCTGAATATCCGCTTTGCTTGATGAGCTGAGTCACTTTTCTGTATGCAGCTTGATCGAGAACGGACCACGAAAATTTTTTCATGAACTAATTCTATACGCGACACGCTATCACGTGCAAACAATGCTATCACGTGCTATCTTAAAACCGTCGTTAGATAGCACGTGATAGCAGAGGTGGTTGAGATGGCACAGATTGATTACAGGAAGATTCCGGTCAGGGAGCTGTATCTGTACATGAATCTCGTGATGGGGTTCTGCTCCGATATGCGTCGCCTGCTAAGCGAGATGAATCTGACCGCCGAGGCGATTGACAAGTATGAGATGACAACGGTCAACAACCTGATTGCCGAGGTCAACTACCGATCGCTTGCAGAGTCTGAGATACGGCGAGACCGAGGGCAGGGAGCTGGACGATGAAATCCGCAAGCATGTTCCCCAGATACTTGTCCTTGATTGTCTGCCACTTCGATTTCTCCTGTGTGGCCGATTCGGCCATGTACATGGAGCCGAACAGTCGTTGGAGCGAATCGTTGATGTCGAAGTCGATACCGGCCTCGAAGTTGTCGATGTTCCTGCGCACTTCGTCGACCAGTTTCATGATGTGCGCTTTCAACGCCGGTGGTAGGGAATCATCCGATTTGATGAGCTCGACGAGCTCGTTCAGGAAGGCAGTGAGGTTCTTCGCCCGGTCGTCGTTCAACTCGTATCGCATGGAGAACGAGCGATCTGCAATCGTCTGCAAGCTCAGAATCGACGCCGGAGACAATGTCTCATCATGTTTCGGATGCGTGCTGAAGTACCGGAGAGAACCATCACTATACGCATCCGCGAATGACTTCCAAAGACTTTCCCAGATAGCGGGAAGCTGCTGCTCCACGGTGTCCAATCGCCGCACACCAGACGCTTTGAGACCCGCGACAAGACGTTCCGTCCGCGCCATTGCGTCAAACGCCGAACAAGCTGAATCATCGAAGCCCTCGATTCGCGGTTCGACCTTGAAGAACTTCAACAGGTATTCCGCCGGATTCACCATGACCCCCAATCAGCTAAAGGAACAAGCACATGCCTAATCTACCAGCAGTTGAAGCCACGAAACGTGCCGTGCACGACACCCGCACCCGCGTGCTCCTATCCAAAACCAAAATGACCAGCATCGCCGAAGCCTGCGGCCGCAACCGCATGACCGTCGCCAAATGGTTAGACGGCGACGACATCAGCCTCGCCGCATACATCGCCGCACAACAACTCTCAGGCGGCGACCCAATCGAAACACTCGCCAACGCGCTCAACGCCGAGAACACTATTCCAGCGCTCGGCAAAGAAGGTGCGGAATGAGTGGCCTGAAAGATGTTAAGTTCCTCATCCCTCAATCCGCCGATGAGTTCATCGAGCAGGCTCCGGGGCAGTACGACGCTATGAAAAAAGCCGTCCGCGAAGCGACGATGGACAACCATGACGAACCGATGAGCGTGGACGACTTCGTGCGCTCCCATTCCCAGCTGTTCATCCTGATTAAGAGTGCTGTACGCGAGGTACTGCATGAAGACGCCCCTGCGGTGCAAGCGCAGGGGCGCGGTCACGGCCCGTTCTCAGATCTGTTCGAAGCTGATGGGGCATCCGGGCGTCCAGTACGCAGTTACGTCGTTCCCGGAATCCGCGAGCTTGCCGCTGAAGACGACCCCTCCTTGCGTCCTGGTCGACGTGGTGAGCTTCTGGGAGATCGCCTGCGTTTCGGCGTCGTCGAACGGTCCGATCAGCTCGTCGTTAAAACGGATATTCCATTGCGCCATGTAATCACCTCCCTTCTTTGCGTGGGTGTCCTCATTGTCTCACTCAAGCTCGTAGGCAAGGAGGCGGCGTGATGGGAACCATCAACACTCACATTGAAGAAGGAGACGGTTTCAAAGTCCTGAGATACGGGCTCGGGAGCATCGTTCTCATCATCGGTTATCCCCAGTCGGCAAGCGACCTTATTGACGCGCGGAATGCCATCGCCAAACAGCTCGACCATGAAATCAGCATGAGCATGCAGCGGACCGGCGAATATCCTTCCGTCCGCGCCGCCGCCATGCCGGAGTCAGTCGTCAATCTCAACCAGCGACCACCACAGGGCGGCACGCGGATTGAGATAGATAAGAGACCCCTCGGGGACACCGAGAGCCCGACCCCGGACCGAGACCACGCCACCCGACGTGGCGGCGCTCTCCAATTCATCGAGAATCTTCGACGGATACTCTTCTCCCGCTAAATCGACAAACCGTCGCTTATCGGCGGTCGTCTCAAACACGAGTCGATACGTCATTATTCTTCACCTCCTCTCATAGCTAGTAGTTACGCGATATCCAGCTTAGGGGAGGTGAACCAACCCTTGAAAACCAGAGAAAGGAAACATCATGGTCTGGTTCATCATCGCAATCGTCCTCCTGCTCATCGGAGTCGGCATGATCGCCGTCGCCCTTGCCACCGGCGGCGACGGCGCGGGCTTCGGCTTTGTCCCCATCGTCGTGGCGGGTCTGCTGATGATTCCCGCATGTCTGTATTCGCAGGATGCGGGCGAGGTCGTCGTGCTGAAGAACATGGGCGGCTCCATCGCCGGCTATTCCGCCGACGCGGGATTCCACGGCAAGCTCCCGTGGCAGTCCACCGTGAAATACGACACCCGCAACAACGTCATCAGCTACGTGGCCAAGGGCAAGGAGGACTACGACGGCGGCTCCGCACGCGGCCCGCAGGTTACCGTCAACGACAAGAACGGCGCGCAGGCGGACATCGACATCCAGGTCAACTATTCGCTCGACCCGAAGTACGCGATGGACCTGTACAAGGACTACGGCAAGCAGACCACATTCGTGAAATCGGTGGCGGCGGTGGACGTGCGCAGCGTGCCCCGCGAGGTCTCCGGCCAATTCGACACCATCCAACTATTGACCGACCGCAGCAAGTACACCGCAGCCATCCAGAAGGCCCTGACCGCGAAATGGAAGGACATGGGTCTGCGCGTCGAACAGGTGTCGGTGCAGGAGGTCCGCTACCCGAAGTCCATCACCTCGAAGTATGCGGAGGCGCAGGCCGCCGAGATCGACAAGCAGAAGGCGTTGAACGAGCAGGAGGTCGAGAAGACCAAGGCCGAGACCAAACGCATCAAGGCGCAGGGCGAGGCCGACGCCAACAAGGTGCTCAACGACTCCCTGACCGATAGTGTGCTTCGGCAGCATTACATCGACGCGCTCGACAACGCCGACCAGTTGATTGTCACCCCGGACGGGGTCAACACCCTTGTCCAACCCAAGTGAGGCGAAGCGATGAGCGGTCAGAATCTCATAGACATCCTGCAATCCATCGCAATCATCCTGCTGGTTATTGGGAACATCCGAGCCAGGAATCGGGGTATGACGCGTGCGCCGATGCTCATCACCGATGATCCGTTCGTGCGTCAGGAGCTTGCATGTCCGGAAGCTCGCTCTTCCAATACGGGTCCATATCGTGAAATTTACCTGTATGAAGACGGAAGCGTAGTGGAGTGCGATGCAGGGCCTCGTTCACAAGATGACGAATCCATTAAGGAGACCCATGATGCCCATAACAGCTGAAGGAGTGCGCACGGACGGCAATCCGGTGCCGTTGTGGGAGCGCGAGACGTTGACGCTGCCGCAGGCCGCGCAGGTGTTCAACATCGATTACGACGGCCTGCTGGTCGCGGTGAACCAGCGTGACGTCGATGTGTTCCGCCCGTTGAACAAGCGGGGGGAGCCCGGTCGCAGGCATGTGCGCAAGGAAGAGATGCGCCGTTACATCAAAACATTGGAGGAATAGATGGACTCCCATGATTACGGGCATCACGCCTCCGGATACAGGAAGGCCGATGGCGGTCCGTCGAAACGGTTCATGCGTCACCTGACGGTGCTGGCGGTCGTCCTCGTGGCCTGTCTGGTGTGGGTGATGACGCACGAGGCATGCCGCTACCCGTTGGGAAACGGCATCTGTTCGCTGGTCGCTTTCATTGGCGTGCCCATTCGCCTGATCTGCCTGCTCGAGGCCGAGGCGGGCGTCGAATAAGGACTTGCCGGGGTTCCTATTCTTTCCTTCCCCGGCAATCGACAAGGACAGTCGCTAACACCATCGCGTCGTACTCGGAGCAGCGGGTGCGGCGCATGTGGGGCCGGCAGGTTCGCCCCCGCTGGAGATCACGCGGTGTCATGTACGCGGGGCAAACAGCGGGATGCCGTTCGATTCGGCTCGGTCCACGAAATCATTTCAACCATCGAGGAGAGGGGGTGTGATGACGCAATCCGATTACGACCATCGCGAGGAAGGCGAAAGCCTGTTCGAATGGCCGTTGGACAGTGCGGGGATGCGCATGGGTGCCGGCGAGCTATTGGACAGCCTGCTCGCCACCATCCAGCATCTCAACCGCACGGACGCATGGCCGCTGACCATACTGCCGCCCCGGTTCGGCGATGTGCTGGTCGACCGGGAACGCCGCCAGATCTCGGCGGTCTGCCTGTGGAAACGCAAACCGACCAAAAACCATAAGGAGAAATAGATGTGCGAGCAAACCGAAACGGAAACCAAGCCCGAGGCGACGCCGCGGGTGGCCTTCGCCACCATATTGCAGTCGCTGGTGGCCGAGTCGCCGAACAAGCCCACGCTGCCCGTGATGCTGTCCATACTCGACCAGGCGATGGATCATACCGGGCTGCGACTGGAGCACGACGCCACGCCGACGGACCATGAGGACGATGTGGCGAAAGCCCGCCGCCGCCTCTCGCGCAGGGCGTATGACATGACGAGCCTACTGGCCGACGGCGCGGCCGGCGCCGGCGACTGGGAGCTGTTCGACCTGGCCGACGAGGCGCGTTCCGCCGCCGTTGCGCTGCTGCGCGCGTTGGACGGTGATGCGTGATGGCGGGGGAGACCGTTCTTACCATCGTCGGCAACCTGACCGCCGACCCCGAGCTGCGTACCACGGGCGGCGGGGCGACCGTGGCGAGCTTCACGATCGCTTCGACGCCGCGCAACTGGAACCGGCAGGCCAACCAGTTCGAGGACGGGCAGGCATTGTTCATGCGCTGCTCCGCATGGGGCGACATGGCCGGCCATTGCATCCAGTCCCTGCACAAGGGCATGCGAGTGATCGCCACCGGCCGGCTGAAGCAGCATTCGTATCAGACGCAGGACGGCTCCCAGAGAACCGTCATCGACATGACCATCGATGAGATAGGCCCCTCGCTGCGGTACGCGACCGCGCAGGTGACGCGCGTGCAGTCCGGACGCGGCTACTCGGGCGGCAGCACGTATGGGGACCCGGCCAAACCCGCCAACGGGCAGGGCTGGCAGAACAGCTCCCCGGCCCAGAACCCCGGCATGCCGGAAGACGACCCGTGGGCTCAGACGGCACCGCCTCTCCCGGCGCCACGTTCGGCACTTCCAACGATTTCCCATCAAACGATTCCGACCCCGAATTCTAAGGAGATTCAATGTCACGAAAGAAAAAGACCGATGGCGTGCAGGACGCACTCATCCCCGACGAAATAACACCGCTCATGCTGCTCGCCCTGACAGCCAAGGCATCACGCATGAAGGACGCCGCGGCCGCGTTCCGCATCGCGGCCAGCAAGATGCTCGACCTGGCCACCAAGGACGAATACATCGAAAAATACAAGAACATCGACCCCATCACCGACGCCCTGTACGACGCCTGCGATCTCTCGCAGCACATCTTCGACGCCGCCAACGCGGTCAACGACCTCATTAACTATCCGGTCGAGGCCCGCGAGCGCGTGGTGAAGGCGGATATCGAGCGCAGTTTGTTGGATCCGTGGCGTGATCTGCCCACGTCTGGTGTGGATCCGGACACCGGCGAAATCAAGGAGGAATCATGAGCAAACGCAAGCACGGACGCCAACAACTGGAGCACGAGCGCCAACGCCGCCGCAGGAAGCGCATGCCGCACCTTCCAGCACACCAGAACCTATCGATCAAGGAGCAGTGACCCGATTCAGTGGCTATCAACATCATCGATATCAACGTAAAGAACCTCATCCTCAACCCGAACAATCCCCGCAAGGACGTGGGCGACGTCACCGAGTTGGCCGACAGCATCAAGGAACAGGGGTTGCAGCAGGCGCTCGTGGTCACCCCCGACCACGAGGAACACGGCGAGCGCCTGTTTCGTGTGGTGATTGGTCATCGTCGTTTGGCGGCGTGCAAGCTGGCTGGCATTGAGCGGGTGCCGTGTGTTGTGCGCGAGATGGACGCTCGCACGGAGCGTGAGTTGATGCTGGTGGAGAATTGCCAGCGTTCCGATTTGACGCCGTTGGAGGAGGCTGACGGGTATCAGGGACTGTTGGACTTGGGTGTCGGTGTGGGTGAGCTTGCGGCGAAGACGGGGCGTAGCGAGTCGTTTGTGCGTGGCCGTTTGAGGATTGCGCGCATTCCCGCTGATGTGCGTTCCGGGTCGGAGGCGTTCGCTCAGTTGTCGCTTTCCCAGTTGGATGATCTTGCGGAGTTCGAGGCTTATCTCGACATGATGGCTGAGTTGGCTTCGATGGCGGGCACCAAGAACTGGGATTGGAAGCGTGGCCAGCTGCGGTCGCGGGTTCGCGTCGAGGCGTGGCAGCAGAGCATGAGAACAGTGCTTGAAGCTCTGGGCCTGACTGTGGATGTCTCGGCTTCGGCGTGGACGACGCCGGAGGGCTACCGGTTCTACGACGTGTGGAGCGGCGAGCCCGACCAGTTCGAAAAATGGTGGAAGAAATGGCATGAGGCCAACCCGTACGGACAGCCGATAATCCGGTTCAGCGACTGCACCGTATTGTGCTTCCCGCAATTGTCGCCTGAGGAGATCGCCGAACGTGACGCCAAGAGCGAGCGGAGGGAACGGGAGAAGGCGGCATTCCAGGAGGCGCTGGCCGCCCGCAAGGAATTCGACAGGCTGGCGTACACGCTGCGCACGGACTGGATCAGGAAGCACGCCACCGGGTTCAACGGCGGCCAGTTGCGCAAGGCCACCACGCGTCTGAGCCTGCTCGCGCTGACCGGCACCGAACTCTGCCACGGACTGATCAGCGGCGCCTCATGGAACAACATCGACAACGTGCTCGACGCATACAATCTGCTCGCCGCCACGCCGCTGCCATACGGCGACACGAGCGATAGGGGGCTGTGGCGCGAACAGAACCTCACGGAACTGCATCGCCGCCAGCACGTCGAGGGAGCCGCGAACAGGGAGCTCCTGCTCATCCTGTGCGCCCAGATCGAAGCACTCATCAAACCCGGCACATGGGCCAACAAGGACGACATCACCCTCGCCCAAACTTACTACCGGGCACTCGAGGACCTCGGATACCCCACCAGCGACGAGGAAAACAAGGCACTCAACGGAGAATATCTGCCCGTTGAAGACGAAGAGGCGGAGTGAACCATGACATGGACCCAGATAGACGACGGGTTGAACTTCAGCCCGCAGACCATGCCCGGCACGGTATCCAACGCCGCGTTGGGCCTGTGGGTCAGACTCTGCGTGCACACCGCATACCAACTCCGATTCCCCGCATTCGACGGCGCATTCGACCTCACGGTCGTGCGCTCGCTGAAAGGCAACGCACGGCAGGTGGCGGAGCTGGAGGCCGCGGGAATGCTCGAACCGGCGCTCGCCGCCGGCCGGTGGATGGTGGTCGAGGCCGACACCCTGATGAAATTCGGCGGCACTTCCGGCAGCGAACTCAAGGAGAAAAGAGCCAAGGCCGGGCATGCCGGCGGCGTCGCTTCGGGCGAGTCTCGGCGAAGCAAACGCGAAGCAAATGCTTCGAAGCAAAACGAAGCAAGTGCTTCAAGCAAACCGCGAAGCAAAACCGAAGCAAACCATGAAGCAAACGGTGAAGCAAACGGTGAAGCAAACGGTGAAGCAAAACCGAAGCAAACGTCTGAAGCAAAACGAAGCAATTGCTTCGAAGCAAACGAAGCAACCGGTCCTAACCTAACCATACCTAGCCTTACCTCCCCTGTAGCCCCCTCCGCGCCGAACGCCGAACCGGAGTCGGCCGAGCCGAGCCAAGCCATGGCCGAATCCGGCCACGCCAGGCCGGTGACGAGCCTCGCCGAAGCCGAGGCCTTGGCCGAGGCCGACCCGTTCGCGTTCGCCTGGGACCGGTACCCGAGCCACACCGGCAATCGGGAACAGGCCCGAAACCTGTGGCGGGCCATCACCGGCGGCGACCCGACCGTGCCGCACGTCGAGGCCAGCCAACTGCTCGGAGCCGTCATCCGCTACGCCCAAACCGTGCGCCAGGACGGCGACCGGTTCACGCCATCGATGCGCAAATGGCTCGAAAACCGGCAATACGTCAAATGGCTGTCAAACACACCGGCACACACCGAATGGGGCGGCATCACCCGCCAATGGCTCAACCAGCACGCCATCAGCCAAGTCCCCTCAGGCACGTGGACGGACAGCGTCGAACAGACGTTCTGGGCCCACGTCAAAACCGGCGAAGAGCCGGAGACCGTGGCCGCAAGGCTCGTCAAGGAAATCAACGAAAGGAGCCAGGCATGAGCGACCAGCCCACATCCGAGACCCTGCGCCTCGTGGAAGGCCGCGAGTCCAACCGGTGCATCGTGTGCGACCGATACCTGCGTGCGGGAAACTGGCCCGGCATGAGCCACCACCACAGGAAACGCCGCAGCCAGACATACGGCGACCCCGAACGGCACGCGCCATCGAACGTCATCGACGTGTGCGGCACGGACAACAGCACCGGATGCCACGGATGGATCCACCAACACCCCGAACAAGCCCGAGCATTGGGCTACCTGCTCAAAAGCTACGACCCCGAGCCAAGCCAAGTGCCCGTGTACAGCTGCCGGCGCGGCTGGATACTGCTCGACACCGACGGCCAATGGCATTCATGCCCGCCACCCGAAGACCTCCCCACCCACATCAACATCAAGAAAGGCAACGAATGAACGACACCACGACAACCCTCGCCATCGGCCACCGGACCATCCCCCTCGACCCGCCCCGCCCGCCAAGAAAACCC